GGCGCCAGAGTCGGCGTCGTTCGCTCCGGTTCCGGCTGGACCCTCACCAGTTCCACCATCAGCAACGCCGCCCTCGTCCAGTTCGCTCAATGCACCGGCGGCAGCAACACCCTGACCCACTTCGGCATCGGCACCGACAGCGGATCCGGCGCAGGCAACCTCCTCTTCAAGGGCGCACTCACCTCCTCCCTCTCAGTCTCCAACGGCATCCAGCCGCAGTTCGCCGCATCAGCCCTCACCGTCACCGTCGATTGATCATGTGGACTACTTCTGCCCCCATTGCTTGCGGCAGTTGTGGCCGCTCGATGACAACCCCTCCTATCACGTCTGCGGGGAACATCCAGACGGCGTTCCACAAGCTGATCTAGTCCCAAGAAACCCAGAACCAGAGCCTGACTCATGGGTTTCACCGGAATAATGCCACTCGCTGAAGCAGCGAACTGGCAGTCATTCTTCTTCAAGACAAGCGTTCCATTCGGAACCGCTTCACGATGGTACGATGCTGCCGTAGGTGCAGGCACACCCGTGTACCAAGCATACGTCGGTTCACAGTACGAATCGACTCCGATCACGGGTCAATCAAACCAAGGCATCTACCTCGGGCCAACTCCATCAGCAGGCCAGACCAAACACCTCTTCGCACTCTCAGCAGGCACATCCACAGCATCGGTCCCATTGACCCTGCTACTGGCCGACTACCTCATGTTCTATCCGCTGATCGACATGGATTCGCTCGATCCGCAGGACATGACCAACTCACTCAGTCTCACCAGGTACACATCCGGTGAAGGCGTCCGAGCCTACTTCGTTGTGGCCGCTCCAATGGTCTCAAACGGAACGGTAACCGTCACCTACACCAACAGCGAAGGCACATCCAACAGGACAACCACCTTCGGGATAACCTTCAGCGGCACCATCGGAACCATCGTCAACAACTCCAACTCAACGCTGGTCGCAGGTGCAGCCGCTCCGTTCATCCCGCTCGCCAACGGAGACAGAGGTATCCGAAGCATCCAAACCGTCACCTGCAACGCCAGCATGGGCGGCTTCTGTAACATCGTTTTGGTCAAACCGCTTGCAACACACCTCATCCGCGAGCAGAACACAGAGGCGGAAACCGTGTTCTTCACAAGCAAGGCCAACTGTGTGCAGATCCAACCTGGCGCATATCTGAACTTCATCGCACTCAACAACACCGCAACGACATTCGCGCCACTTCGCGGGTTCGTGCAATTCACCTGGAACTGATAATGGGCTTCTCATCCATGGACGATCTCGTCAACGAGATCACGACGAACGGAAAGTTTCTCCGATCCGATTGGAACAAGATCACCGGTGCCTCCGCATACACCGCTGGTCGATGGTACGACTTCTCGGGCCTCGGCGGCACTCCCATCGCCAACGCTTGGGCCGGCACCGCACTCGCTTGGAGGACATGCGACGAAACAACCGGCAACGGCACCCAGATCTTTGGGTTGCCTCACGGTGGAAACGTCAGCCCCGACACCAAGCACATCCTCAACGTCTCCGCAGTCACAGCCGTTGCCACAGGCGTCCCATCCCAGCTCATGCTCGTGGACCTGCAAGGCTATTGGCCGGGCATCTCCAACAACTCCGCTGTCGCTCAAACCCTCACCGGAACACCATCCCTCCGCTACACCAACGGAGCCGGATGCCGCTTGTTCTGGGTTCAGACAAGTGCCGCTGGTGCCACCGCACAGAACATCAGCCTCAGCTACTCGAACACCACGCCCACATCCGGTCGCTCGCTCCCCGTGACTGTTTCCATGACGGCTTCGGCAATCGTGGGCCACATCAGCCATTCCGGCACAGCCGCCAACAACTACGGTCCATTCCTCCCGCTCGCTTCCGGTGACACAGGTGTCAGCACCGTGGCCAGCGTAACCTTCTCCGCCGCCAACACCGGAACAGGAGCCCTCTGCCTCGCCAAACCGCTCCTGACACTCCCGCTCACCACGGCATCCGTTTCCGCCGAGCGCGATCTCCTCAACCAGCTTCCAAGCCTGCCTCGCGTCGTCGATGGGGCCTGCCTCGTCTGGCTCTACTTCGCAGGAGCCGCCACCGGTGCCAGCACCAACTTCTACGGAGCCGTCGAGTTCGGTTGGGGATGATACATGGCCCTCAAGCAGAACACTTCGATCCTGTGCCAGCTACCGCTGCGGCAACGCGGTGGTGACCCAGGCACCCTGCGCTCCATGTGGGGGCGCACGGACCTCAGGAATCAAAGCGTAGGCCAAGGCATCAATTCAGAACTGGCCGGCATCCCATACGGCCACCTCGCTCCATCATCATGGAACCTCCCATACCAAGGAGGAGCCATGTCGGCATACACCTACATCGGGGCCAGCTTCACGGTAGACCCACTCAATCTGGCGGGAGGTGTCGCGGCAAACGGGTCATCGACAATCACGTTCACCGTCGGGCCTTCGCTGCTCGAACTCATATCGTCAGCAGCCGGTGATTGCACCGTCACATTCACGGTTGGCCCAGCCACCCTGCCCGGAGCGATCAACGGATCAGGAAATACCACGGTCACATTCACCGTCGGTCCAGACACCCTCGGGGCCATCATCGACCTGGCAGGCGGATCCACAGTCACATTCACCGATTCCGGGTCCACAACCGCCATCGGCGTCCTCGCCGGCGACATCAGCCCATTCACACCGCTTTCCCCTGAGAACCTCGCCGCAGCGGTCATAGCCGCTTCGCAAACCACACCCATCGTGGCCGACGCCAAGAATGTCGTTGGCAACTACAGGGACCAGTGGAGGATCAGATCCACCTACAAGAACCGTTTACGAACCTGATATGGGAACACCGCTCACAGGAAGCACCGTAGCATCGACCTACACGTCGCTCCTCAAAACGACGGACAACGCCGCGCTGACCGCATCGCTCCGCACCATCAGCGATGGCAACGGCAACGATTCCGCGCTCCAGATCTCCTCCGCAGGAGTGGCCAGCACCGGCACCCTCGCAGTCACCGGAGCCGCAAGCCTCTCGTCCCTCTCAACCAGCGGAAACATCACCGTCGGAGGCAACTTGGTTGTCACAGGGACCACCACTCTGTCAGCCGGTCTATCGGTGCCAGGAACTCTGTCCTGCACCGGCAACTTCTCGGTCAACACCAACAAGTTCACCGTCGATGCCACGAGCGGAAATGCTTCCGTCCTCGGAACCCTTGGAGTCACCGGTGCCACCTCGCTCTCAAGCCTCTCAACAAGCGGTGCTGCCACGGTCGGAACCACACTCGGAGTGACCGGCAACTTCTCGGTCAACAGCACCCAGTTCACCGTCGCGGCAGCTACAGGCAACACGGTGGTCGCTGGAACCCTCAATGCGACCGGCAACTTCGAGGTCGGAGCCGCCAAGTTCACCGTCGCAGCAGCCAGCGGAAACACCGTCGTCGCAGGCACTCTCGATGTCGCCGGCAACACGGCCATCACCGGTGACCTTTCGGTCAATGGCAACACCACCATCGGAAACGCTTCCGGTGATTCTTTCACCGTCACCGCAGGAACAGTCGCCATCAACAACCTGCCGTCGAAAGCGACTCCGGTAAATGCCGACACCGTAATCATCAGGGATTCGGCCGCTTCAAATGCGGTCAAGACTGCAACCGTCTCCGCTGTTTCACCGGTCCGATTCGCGTACGCATACGACATCCAGACCGCAACAACCGCAGGCCAAACGCTTTCGCTGACCACAGGAGTCGGAACCGCAATACAAGAATCGGGGTCGGATTGGATTTACACTTGGACCCCAAAGAACATCGGGAACAAGGCGATCATCAGGGTTTCAATTCCGGTCAGAATGGGAATTACCGGATACGTTTACGCCGGAATCGTGGAAAACCCGTATTCGGCTCCAGCAAACGTCATCGCCGTCGGTGGCGTCTACAGCACGGCCGTTTCTCCTGTGAATGTCTTGGTTGAATCCGTGTTCACATCAAGCCAATCAACACACAGCTTCAAGATCTGGCTCACAGGTCAAACACAGACCGTCGTTGTGGCTGAGAATCCAAGCGGATACTACTTTGGACAGACAGGCACGACGTACCAAGCCAAGGTCCACTTTGAATTGATCGAGTTCGCATGAAACCATCCGAAGTAGCCCAAGCGGCTTGCGACAAGCTGTCCTTCACAGACTCGGCCACCATCACGCTGGCCAACAAGTTCTGCATCCGTCGCTACTCGATGATCTGGGACTCGTGCCTCTGGAACGATACCCTCGGAGTCATCTCCACGCCGGTCACCAACGGCACCGAACTCGTCACCCTCGATCAGACCGTCACCGCCACCTACGCCTCCGGGTCAGGGTACAACATGTTCCTCGATTTCCCGGTCGCCGCACGGTTCACGGTCACCGGCGAAACCGATGGCATCGAGATCCCTGCCGCAGAATGGGTCTCGTTCTTCCAGCTCGATCCAAATACCTGGAACAACGTGGACTCCCGCAAGTCCACCCCCAACAACTTCGTCAACTGGGTGCGGATCATCGGGGCTTCCTACGGAGAAGCCGGCGTCCCGCGCATCAAACTCGTCCCAACCCCCAACACCGATGGGACACTCTTCATCCTGGGAAAGAAGCAGTCCCAGATGCGCCAGTTCGGGGAATCAACGGCCATCTCCAACGACAGCGACTTCGAGCTGCGCGGAGTAGAGAACGCATTGATGGCCTACACCGAGGGCGATCTCCTCGAATACTCTCGCCAGTACGCGAAGGCGCAGGCCAAGTTCCAAGAGGGTGCTGCTCAGGTCTCCATCATGAAGGACATGGAGCGCGGCCAACAGCAGCAGATCAGCCGCATCATCCCTGACAGCCTCTACGACTACACCTTCCAAGACATCCTGTAATGCCATTCCAAGCATCAGAGGCTCTTGATGACCAACTGATCCTCGACGGGACCAGCGGGTTCAGCACCGGCGTCATCTCGGCCACCCGTCCAGATGCCATCCCTGCCACAAGCATGGAGTCGGCCATCAACATGGACTACGACGATTTCGGAAACATCGTCACACGCTTGGGAACAGTCTCGCTTGCCGGCAATCCCATCGTCGGAAACTGGGAGAACATTGTCGAAAACTGGGAAACGATCTCGTCTTCCTACGGATCAAACCTTCCCATCAACGCCACGGTTTTCTCCGGGTTCTACTTCGACACCGCAGCGTCCGAACGCCTCGTCATCGCGGTCAACGACACATCCACCAAGAGCCTGTACTGGGGATCCCCAACGACAGTCTACTCTCAGATCGCAGGATCGACCGTCAGCTCGTCCAGTAATTACGTCTATTTCGCCCAACTCAACGACAAGCTCTTCTATTCGGACGGGGTTGGGTCGCTGAAATACATCAGTTCCGGCAACGTCAATTCATCGATCACAGCAGGCAAAGTCAGCCGCATCGATGTCATCAACCAAGGGAGCAACCTTTCAAATGTTCCCACGGTCACCATTGCTCCGCCTCCAAGCGGAACCACCGCAACCGCCGAGGCTATCGTCGCAAACGACGGCAACCTGGTTGCCATCAACATCATCAATCCGGGCAGCGGGTACACCACGGCTCCTTCGGTGAACATCAGCGGAGGCGGCGGTGCCCACGCAGTCGCCTACGTCTCGCTCACGCCACCGTCAAAGCCCATCTACCTCATCAGCCATTCCAACAGGCTTTGGGCCGCAAGCGCAGATACGACCACGCCGCCAGACACCCTCTACTTCTCGGACATCCTCGACGGTGAATCATGGGATCCACTCGGATCCATCCGCATCGGAGGCGATGGCGATCCCATCAAGGGCCTCTACTCTTGGTTCGGGTTCCGACTCCTCGTGTTCAAGGAACGGTCAATCTGGACCGTGGACGCAGACCCAAACCAAGACCCAGCCGATTGGCAGGTCACACTCGTCAGCGGCAACATCGGATGCTCGTCGCACCGATCCATCGCCGCCGTCGGACCAGATGTCTTCTTCCTGTCTCGTGACGGCATCCGTTCGCTCCAGCAAATCCAAGCCGGCACACAGACCAGCGTCGGCCTCGCCCTTTCGTCGCCCATCAACGACCTGATCAGCCGCATCAACAAGACCAAGCTCGATCTCTGCGACGGAACATTCTGGAACAACCGCTACCTGCTGGCCGTTCCGTTCGTCCAAGAAGACCCGTACATTCTGGGAACCGAAAACGAGAGCGCACTGCTTACCGAGAACTCCGTCCAAGTATCCCTCGAAGGCGCACTGA